TACTCAAACCTTGGGAGGTCACGGTATATGATGGAAAAGATTCCACCTCTGACTGATTCGGAGATAGTTAACATCTATAAGTATCTAGGAATACTTGCTGACAACATCCACAACAATGCTATAGCTCACGGTTGGTGGGAAGAGGAGAGGTCTTTCGGAGAACTGATAGCACTCATCCATGCCGAAGCGTCGGAGGCACTTGAGGCCGACAGAGACGGGGATGATGTCGCCGAGGAATTGGCTGACGTTATCATCAGGGTACTGGATACATCCATGGGGCTGGAAGTACCCATCGTAGAGGCACTGATAAAGAAGGTAGAGTACAACCGTCACCGTCCCTACAAGCACGGGAAGTTGTACTGATGCTTGCTCTGGTACTATCCACACTTCTATTATTGACCTCTTGGTATGGGCCGGGCTTTCATGGTAATACCACGGCAAATGGAGAATCCTACGATCAGTATGCCTACACGGCTGCTCACCGCACGTTACCCTTTGATACTTACCTATTGGTAGAATACGGTGAGAACAGCATCGTAGTCCGAATCAATGATCGCGGTCCGTATTGCTTTGAAGCCCTGTCTCGGGGTACACTAGCACCACACCCAAGCCGAGACCTCGACCTAAGCAAAGCGTCTTTCGAAGCATTGGCACCCGTTTCCAAGGGTCTGCTAGAGGTACAGACTTGGATACTACCAGAGCATCTAGAGGTACGTGGAGGAGAGGTAATACCTCCTCCTCTACACGTACCTCCACCAAAGGAGAGGGGTAGTGAGGATGAGGATACTTGGTATTGACCCCGGCAAAACGGTAGGATACTGCGTACTGGAGACTCCTATTACGGTTGTAATCAGGGATCAGGAACACTACAAAAACTTAGAGGACCTTCGGAAGTTAATCTCGACTGTGGACCTGATAGTGATGGAGGACTTCACTATCGCTCCCGATAAACTAGCCACGGGAGACAAGGTGTATGCGTCTGAAGTAATAGGAAAGATAGAGGCATGGTCCGAAGAAGTAACTCAAATCAAACGTCACCCTCCTATGAAGAAGCACTTCGTAAATGATACCATGGTCAAGTACCTAGGCGTACCTCTGATTGCTCACCGGGGACACGAGTTGGACTCAGTGAAACACGCTCTATATTACTCTCTAGTGGACCTAAGTAATCACGCCCACGAGGATGTATTTCCCAAGATGAAGGCGTATCTGGAAGAGGAGGAGGAGGAGAACGACGATGACTGAGTTAATGGATAGAACCTGTAATCTTTGTGGTAGCCATTTTCGCTCCATAGTTGAAGCAGATTATTGTCTCGACTGCCTTGAGAAGGTTAAGATTATGGCAGGTAAGGTAAGTTTTTGCCCTTTATGTGGACAGCAAGTTGGCTCTTTCTGGAGTAGTATTGAAAAGGAAGAAGGTGACGAAGGCTAGATGTACCAGACCGGAGGATTCCTCAAGGTAGCGGGAGAGAAGTGCGAGGAGTGTACCCTTACTGGCCGTCCAGTAATGACCGGATACGGTAATAAAGACGCTGACATACTTCTGGTGGGGGAGGCTCCGGTAGAAAGCGAGATAAGAAGGGGTAAGCCCTTCGTCAGTAGAGCAGGGGAACTGTTGGATGCCATACTCAGCAAGGTAAACATAGACCGAGAGGACCTCTGGATTACCAACACCTGCCTATGCCAACCAACTGAGAACAAAAGCCCCACCAAGTCCGAGGTACAGTGCTGTTACGCCCGACTAATATCGGAGATTAAAGAAGTAAATCCTACGGTTATCGTTACCATGGGTAACGTAGCATTGGAAGCACTGACCGGGAAGAAGGGAATCACCAAGCACATAGGTAGTTACGAGTACAACGATACCCTAGACGCTTGGGTTATCTACTCCATCCACCCCGCAGCTGGTCTGCGTAGACCCGGCTGGCAACGAGACCTAGAGGTAGCCTTCCACCTAGCCAAGTCTCTCGTAGAGAAGGCTACAATTGGGGATCAGATACCTATCCATTATAAGGTGATCGACAACCCCGATGATTTCTACCTACGTTCTAGGTACGATGCTGTCCTAGACCTTGAGTGGTCCTCGGATCAGAAGGTACTTTGCATGGGACTAGGGAATGAAGACGAGGTAGTTATCTACGACAGGGAGGTACTGAGGGACCCCGAGGTAGTAGAAGAGATAGAGTCGTACATCAGGATGAACGGCTTAATCGGACAGAACCTCAAGTCCGACATCGGGGTACTGGCTAGGGATAAGGAGTTAGGATTCTCCGACCTTACACTGATGTCAACGTGGATGGACCCGGACGGTCCATACCGAGACGATACCATGCTTATGTCCTACGCCCTCGATGCTCGTAAGGGTATCCATGGTCTGAAGGATTTAGCCAAGAGATTGCTGCACGTAGGGGAATACGATAAACCTATAAAACCGTACATCAAAGAGATGGAAAACTGCCCCAAGGATTTAATGTATAAATACAACGCCATGGATGTGGTGTATAATTCCCTGATAGCGAAGCAACTTAGAGAACAGATGAACGATAGGGTACACACCCTGTACACCCAACGCCTGATGCCAGCAGCTAGAGCCTTGTGTGCTATGGAGGTACGAGGTACTTTCATCAACAGGCTAGAGCTAGCCAAGCTGGAGTCCCACTTCACCAAGCAATTGGAGGACCTGATCCAAGAGATATACTTGATGGCAGGGGAAGAATTCAATATCAATTCCCATCAGCAGCTGGCGTCTATCTTGTACGACAAGATGGAGTTACCCATACCCCTTCAGAGGAAGGTGAACAAGGAAGCCTTCGCCATGTTGGAGGAGTATCATCCTATCATACCTGCCATTCAACAGTACAAAGCTCTCAGTAAGATTCAGGGTACATATGTGCAGGGTGTTGCAAGCAAGATAACCCCTTTGGGTAAGATTCATACTAACTTCAATATCCATGGCACCACGACAGGGAGGTTGTCATCCTCCGGCCCTAACCTACAGAACATCCCGGCTCGTACTGACCTTGGGAAGAAGATCAAGAAGGTATTCATCCCCTCTCGGAAGGACTACACTCTCTTCGAGTTTGACTACTCGCAAGCAGAGCTGAGGGTACTGGCTTACCTATCAGGTGATGAGACCCTACTCGATGCCTTTCATAACGACAAGGACATTCATACGGTTACTTCTGCGGGTATCTTCGGAGTACCCATGGACGAGGTGACGGAGGAACAACGTAACATAGGCAAGACCTGCAACTTCGCCATCCTTTATGGGGTCAGCCCCTATGGTCTGAAGAAGCAGATCAACAGCACGAAGGAAGAGGCAGCTGAGGCAATCAAGGGATGGTTCGCTACCTATCCACGGGCTGAGGAGTTCATGGTCAAGCAGCAGCACAAGGCCTTGAAGGAGGGATACGTGGAAACAGTCACCGGGAGAGTACGGGAGTTCCCAGCCGTAGGCCCTATGAACGCATCAATCATGCGTATGGCAGGTAACACACCCGTCCAAGGCACCGCGAGCGACATCACACTGGACGCTGTGATTCGTATTGAGAAAGTATCTAGGGGTTTACCCTTCAATGTTTTGTTGACGGTCCATGACAGTGTACTTCTGGAGGCTGACGAGCGTACTTTTGACGTAGAGATGGTGCGAGGTATCATGCTGAAGACAGCTGAGGAGATAGTGGAAGGTAAAGTACCCTTCGTAGTCGACGTAAAGAAGGGACCAAATTGGGGAGACATGGAGGAGATAGAATGATTCGTTTGTACACCGGAGATGGATGTCCTAACTGTGGGCCCGCTAAGCAATGGCTGGAGAATAGAGGGGTATCCTTCAGGGAGGTAAACGTAAGCGAGGATGACTCAGCTATGGAGTACCTAGGACAGATGAACATATCCTCGATACCCGTGCTGGAGTTCCCAGCTGAGGAGATACCTATCATAGGATTCTCCCACCAGCAGTATGATAAGGAGTTTAGGAAGAGGGGAATGTAATGCCTACCCAATGTAAGATGAGGGATCATCACATCGAGATCAGGATGTGGGGAGACTACCGTAACGAGGAGATTCGGAAGGAAGTCAGGAACGAGTGGGGTTGTGGACACCCGAAGAATTGCTTAGCCTTTGCCCCTTACTTTCACAATCAGTCCGGCTGCGATATGGAGATCGAGAAATTCAGGACCCTGCTAGATGGATCAGTCATAATGAAGATTACCTGCTCAGCCATGATGGATCATGTACAGTCCACGGAGTGAAATAAAAATAGCCCCCTCCCCAAACAGGGAGGGGGCTTTCAACGGGAGAGGAGAGTGATGCCTTACTCATTTATAATACTACCTCCTCCGTGTGTTGTCAAGGGGGTTCTTCTCTTCGCTTCAACTCTTTCCTCATTTCCAGTAAGCAGTATCCCACCATATCACCCACCGGAGATTCATCCTGCTCTAATCTATTTGCCGGAGTACCCGAGGTAAACCTGAATAACTTGTCGAGCATCCTAGTGACAAAGAGTAAGTCTTCGTATTGCTGTGGAAGAACGCCTTCGGGGTAAAGTATCTTGAGGACGTTACCCGACTTACCATAGGAATCGCCGTAGAGTTTCTGTTTCTCTTCAACGACCTCACCGACCTTCCGTCCTGTTTCCGAGTATTCAGTCAAGCGTAACCGTGATATGTTTACTCCTCCCATCCAAGCATATCTTGGGCATGGCTCCTACCACGGTGGGGGTGTAGACCTTTCTCTGACCGTAGCCCCCGTACTCTAGGAATGACCCCGTAGAAATATACCTACGGTGTACCGGAAGTACCCCTCCATTCTGATGATCGGGAACATAGAATACATCCTCGGTGTACTGTCTCTTGTGGACATGGCCTATGCTGTACAGGTCAGCCAGACATATCCTCCCAGCTGCCTCAGCGTTCTTCAACTTACCTCCCGATTCTCTCCCTCCACCTGTACCGTGGGTAAAGTATATCGTGTACACCACGGGCTTACCGTTTCGTCCCTTCCCTAATCTAATCCTCGTGTAAACCCCATCGGGACTGTAATAAGCGTTCAGGTCATCTGCTACAATCTCGGTTAGGTTTACGTCTGCCTTACCCGTTAACCTCCACTCGTGATTCCCCTCCGTTATACCTAAAACCCTATCCTTCAGAGGAGCCACCAACTTACGGAGGTATTTGAAAGCATCATTGGGACGCATGACAGCATCGTAATTATCTCCAACACTCTCCGATAAGGCTAGATCTAGGAAGTCTCCATTAATCCATGTGTATCGGTTGGGTTTAGCAACAATCCAATCGACACACGCCTTGAAGAGTTTCACATTACATTGGCGGGAGCCTAAGTGAAGGTCCGACAATGGTAGTATGTCTACATATGG